CGGCGGCAGCCCGACGCTTCGCCAAGTTCTTCTGCACGGCGTTCTTCTCGGTGCCCTTCGCCGGCCCACCGGCCAGCTCCAGGGCCTGCTGGCCGGAGAGTTCTTTCAGCTCGACCGGATTGTTGTCCGCCAGAGCGGCGACCACCTGGTCGAAGGTCTCGTCCCCGCGGGAGAGGGAGAGGGCCAGGGCGTCCCCATCGACGAAGACCTTGGCCAGCTTGTCCTTGACCGCCGGGGTGATCCGGGCCGCGGCGACGAGGGCTGACAGCTTGGTCCCCCGATTCTCGCCGGCCAGTTTCAGGAGGATCGGCTCCGGCTTCTTCGGGTTGAGGCTCAACTCCAGGGCCGCCGTCTTCTTGGTGGCTTCCTCCAGAGCGGCCACCTTGGCAGTCAGGTCGGTGGTCTTGGCGGACAGGATCGCTTCCAAGTCCTTCTCGCTCTTGCTGAGCTTGCTAATTGCGGCGAGGATGTCTTCCTCACTGGCATCTTCCTTGAGTCCGAGTGCCTTGGCAATCTTGTTCATGTTGCTTGATCCTTTCGTGTTGAGAGAGGCGGCAATCGCCTCAAAGGGTTTGAGCCCTGGAATCACCGGGTCGGTGCACAGGGCGACGTGCGTGATCGGACGAAGATACTTGTTTCCCTTCCCGTCGGTATACTCCGGGGGAGAGAAGATCGAAACATCGGAGGTCAGGGCCAGCTTCGGCCCATCCACCCCGATCAGGTCCATGTTGGCGAAGAGGGAGTCCCCGTCCCGATACATACTCTTGACCCACCCCCGATTGTTCCCCGGATTCCCCGGGTCATCGTGGGTGAGGGGGACCGGGACCTTATTCCCCGCCTGGGTGAACTGGGAGAAGATCAGCGCCCAGTGATCGAGCATCGCCGGGGTGACCTTGAAGCTGATCCCATCACTCGCCTTGAAATACTCCCCCGTCCGAACCACCTCCTTCCGGAAGGTCTGGACGGGAACCCCACTCTCCTGTCGGGAATCCGAGAGGGAAAGAGCGGGGGCAGTCCGGAGGGAAAGGAGAACCCCGGACTGCCCTGCCCACTCAAACCAGTTGTCCCGCGTCTCGGTCATGTTCGGGATTTTCCCCCCAGTCCGCTCAGGGGGTCAAGGGATTACTTCTCTTCGCGACTGAGCTGTCGCTTCTTGTTCACAGATGACCCGGAGGAGAGGGAGAGAACATCCCTCTCCGATACCCGGAAGGTCCCCCTCTGCCCCAGTCGGAGGGCGGGGAGAGACCCGTTGCGGATCATCCTTCGCACGGTGGCCTCGGAGCAGGCGAGCTTACTGGCTACTTCTCGCAGGGGTAGATGCTGGTCCATGTTCCTATTCTCCTTTCCTAGTAGACTCGACCGGGGGGAGTCTCCGGTCCCTGGGTGCTCTGTATTACGGTGGCATGGACTTCCTTCGCCACATCCACTGCGAGGTCATCCGCGCTCGGGTAGTATCGCAGGGTGTCCCTCTTCCGTAGAAACTCGGTCGTGTTTTGGAGCAGGCGAAGGAAGATAGCAGACTCAGATTTCCAGGTCTCCCCGTCCCACTCCGCCACACCGAGGAGACTCTTGACTTTGATGCTCATACTAGATCGCTCCTTTCATTACCTTGACTATGTAGGCGAAGTATTCCGGGTCACGCTGGTAGAAGTTCAGCGGATCAGTCGCCATGTATTGCAGACCCATGCTCGTGATTTCCGTCGCCCCAGTAGAATAGACTTTTGAGCAGTAAGGGTCCGGGAAGGGTTGTTTGGAACAGAGATAGAACTTCTCATCCGGTCTATACTTGGAAGACGGACCATAGTGCTCCTTGAGTCCCTTGGTCTTGAAGCCATCCTCCGATGCTCGCTTACTGAGAATCCTGTTTGCCGCCGTCTTGAGCTTTGGATTAAACTCTTCCAGGGCGTGCCCATACTCATGCGGGACCACGGCCACCAGTCCCGCCCGGGGAGCACCCATATTGATCTTCCCTTGTCCTAGGTAGAAGGCCCGGTCATCGTCATCATGCACCGCCACGTCATAGCGCAGGGTGACCTTCTTCCCACCAAGACTCTCAAAGACGTCATCCTCCAGGAGAGCGTGAATCTCATTCTTGCCCCTCTCCATACCATCAAGTGCGTGGAGTGGAATCTCGTTGGCGTTCATGCTCCCGTGAAGACTATCTATCGCGCCATCAGTCTTGATAACCGTCGCCTCCTCCCGCAGTGGATTCTTCGCCAGCACCCGCCGTCGAACGGCCAAGGCCTGCTCCTCCCGGACGTGGTCGTAGCCCCACAGCGCCTCTCTCTTGGTTTGGGCGACCTTCTCTATAGTGGCGGATGCTCTCTCCTCTTCCGCTTCCAGCTTCGCCCTCTCTCCCTCCGTGAGAGGGGTGACCGGCTGGTAGAGTTTCGTTGCCGTCTCACGTAAGGTTTTCCAAGCCTCTTCGGCCTTCCGACCCTCCTCCGCCTCCACCGCTTCGAACTTCTTCCATTCTTCGAGCGTCTTGTCCAAAGCGAGCTTGGTATCGGCGACGACATTCTTGGCCTCCAGGGCACGGAGGAGTTTAGGAGTGATCTTCTCCTGCTTCGGCTCCTCTGGCACGGAGGGCACGACCGGGGGCTTCTTCTTGACCGGCCGGGGCCTGATCTTTAACTTCGGAGCCGGCTGTCCGTCCGCCAGCACCTTCCCCGGGTTGAAGGTGAAGCCGGTGTCCGGTCCAGGAACGACCGAGAGAGGGTTGCCATAGTCGTCCGTGGTATGGAAGACCTTCGGGGGCGGGACCTGGTCTCGCTCGTTGTAGAGCGGGATGGCCTGGCAGCGGCAGCACCAGCCGTTCGGTGGATAGATAGAGGCCCATATCGGGTTGTCCTTCGGGAGCGTCGTCCCCTCCAGACCCGCGTGCTCCGGGCGGACTCGATCATCCCCGACCGTGACGTATTTGTATCCCCACAGGATCGCCTGGAGCGCCGGGTCCTGCTCTCCCTCCCACTTGGCCGCCCCGTAGGCAGTCTGGAGCTGGGTCCGGAAGATCGCCTCTAACTGGAAGGAGTTACGGGGACTGATCCCGCCGTCCTCAAAGGCCTTCTGTAGACGGGCGACTCCGTCCTTGACATGCTCCCCCCGCTCGACCGAGGTAAGGACCGCGGTCTGGAGTTTCCTCTCCACTGCATCGGAGGCGTTGGCCAGGACCTGGAAGGCCTCCGCGTGGTAGCGCTCCCGGAGTGAGCCGATCTGTTCCGGGGTCAGATTGAGTTGAGCGGTCAGGGCCTTGACGGCCCGGTCACTGGACGAGAGGGAGAGGACGGCCGACTCCAGACTCCTCCGCATCCCCTGCAGGTGGGCCAGGATCATCCCCGACGCCAGCTCGTCCCCCGCCCCCCGGAAGGCCCGTAGGAGATGCCCCCGGAGAGGCCCTAGAATCGCTCCAGGATCGCCCAGGATCGACGATCTTCCCCCGGACCGGTATATCCTACGGGCGTCCTCCAGGATCGGTTTATAGGCCCGGAGAATGAGGCGGCCGGCAGTCAGCGCCCCCCTCTTCTCAAAAGCGGAAGTATCGGAAGCCATCACGTGGGCCAGCCGGCGCTCCTTCGGAGTGACGTTCATGTGAGGCCTTCCTTAGTATTGAATCGGGGGACGAAGGGAAGGGGTCCAGGAGCGGGACAACGCCACTCTCTCCTCTTCGGTCAGACCATCGGGGACGATCGGCTCAGAGCCGTCCGGGTCCTCGTCCGATCCCTGGTCTTCCTGATCCTCCCCGGCCTGGGCGACTTGGGAGGCCTTCGGGACACCAAGGCGATCCTTGAGTGAGTCGGTGTCGACATTCCCGAACTCCTCCGCGAAGCCGGCCGGGTTGGTGATGATCAAAGAGTAGAGCTGCTGCAGGAAGGCAATCCGTGAGTCTACCAGGGGGGCCGCCGCCAGACGGACCGAGCCGACCCAGGCGGAGCCGTAGTTGAGTGCTATCAAGGAATCCACTACCTGCTCGTTCACCGCCTGGGTGACCTTGGCGTCGATGAGCTGGGCCTGGAGAATCGCCATGTCCCCGTGCTCGCCCGCCTCGGCCTTCGTCCCGAACTCCCCTTCGATCACGGCCCGCTCCGGCAGGGCCAGCGCTCGAATCTTCAAGGCGTCCAGGTACTTGAGCCGGTCCACAAAGGTCGGCTGTCTCCCCCCAGCGTCCTCCAGGACTTCCACCTTCCACGCAAGAGAGTCCTTGCTCAGCTCATCCACGAATTGAGCCACCGTGGTCGGGACCGTGATTGATCCGCTCCCCTCCAGGGCAAGGAGGAGGTCCCGGGCGACCAGACCGTTGTCCTTCTCCGATCCGTTCACGATGCTCTTGCCGGGCGGGTAGTAGATGACGAAATGACTGCCCGCGACCCTCTGGTCGTAGAGGGCCGCCCCCTTGTCGGCCTTCTCCCACTTCTCCTGCACCACGCGGACGTTCTCCAGGAGAGGCCGTCCATGCCACTGAGTTCCTTCCACCTGGAACGCCAGGTGGAGAGTCTTGTCCAGGGGAAGGTCGATCCTCCCTCCGTCGGTGGGGCGGGTCTGGCGGTAGCCGAGCCGGACCCCGCTCGCGTCGACCAGGATCGTGGTCAAGTCCTGGAGCAGAGGCTTCGCCCGGGCCAGGCCCACCTTCCCTTCGTTGGTCAGGGCGTAGACCAGCTCCCACCCCTGCCAGCCGAAGTCCACGCAGGCACCCAGGACGGCCGACTCCATAATGGCCGACCTCTG